TCACAACCAGTAAACACTACTTGGAAGCTTAACGACCTATCTGGTATTGTATTAACCGCGATAGCGATTGCATGAAGGAACTCACCGTGATATTCAGTATGATTACTAGTAAATTCCCTCCGTACCCAACAGTTAAAATGGGGTACATTACTAATAAGGTAAGGCATTACTTACGTTTTGTTGCTCCACCTTTTGACATTTTCTTGGTTGCTTTACCACCATACATCATCTTCTTTTTAGTAGCACCACCTTTTGACATTTTTTTAGTCTTCTTCATAGTTTTACCTTTCTTTTTACGAAGCATAGCAAAATCTTTTTTATCAATCTTGCCATCTTTGTTAGCATCTAATTTTTTTCTATTACCTGTTAACTTAGCCATACAAAATCCTTTTTAAATAGTCACTGCTAAATATAAAAGCCCCCACCAATATGACTATCAATCCCAAGTTATTAGCATCTATTACGCCAGAACTCTTTACTCTTTAAGTATTTATTCATATCTACCTTTTCTGTATTAGACTTATGACAATCACACCTACATACTTCAGGATCACACCCACATTCTATACAACTATCACAATGCGTTCCGTTAGTCGTTAACTCTTCACTCATCACATTCGCATACTTTAGGTTCTTCTATCTCTTCACACTCACACATTTTAGGTGGATCTACTTTTACCCACTCTTCATCTAGTAATAACTGCTCTCCTTCATCTGTTAAAGAGCCTGTTGAGTCAAATACTGGTTTATTCACTGCATAATCCCTTTGCATATAGTATCTTCTGTAATAACTCATCTACCACTTCACTTTATGGCTCCAGTATTTAGCAGAGAGTTTACTTTTAGGCTTACCTTGTGCGTTATGTCTTGCGTAATACGACTTCTTTCTAGCTTTATCTTTCTTACTTTTGGGATTCTTACCTGCTCCACGCACTCCTTGCTGACCAAATCTAATTAATCTTATCTTATCACCTTCTTTTGCAAGCACTGCATGGCTTTTTTTAGGATGTTTTGGTGTTCTCTTAGGCTTATTATACCCAGAAAACTTCTCTCCACTCTTTTCAACCATAACATCTCCATAAAAATAAGGGAGTTACCTACTACACTTTGGAAGACTCCCTTAAAAATCTGTTTTTCGCTGCAATCACTAGCCTATTTACCGTATACTCCGCAGAAATATAGATAATATAGTCGCAGTAGGTATTATGGTACGGAGTATATCACATTTACGCTAAATTGTCAAGCAAAATTACGGAATTACTGCTTAAAATACGCAAAATATGTCTATACGTGAGGTCCAGCCCTCAAAGGCTGGGCCGATCTACTGTTAATAATGTTAAAAAACTATTTATTTATACTATTATGTGTTTACAATGATAATATTTTATGATATTATATGTAATATATAGGGTTCCCGTTGCAACCCTTAGTAAGATACTCCGTTGGAGCTTCGTATCCAACTAAGATTACGAATCTTACCATACTTTTATCTAATTGTCAAATCACAAATTGTTACAATGACTGTAATATTTCGTGATAATTCTATACTAACTACTTGTTTACATTGAATTTTAGACAATTTTTCATAATCACATATACACTACCCAACCAGGCGCCGGTGGCTACTGCATGCCCCTAAATTGACGCAAAGTAACGCTAATAATATTTAATATGTCTCTATCAAATCAATATTTTTAAGCTTCTTTTGAGACTATCAAACATTATCGGAATAGGTTCGGAATGATTTCGGCTCTTACTGTGGATACTACCCCATATTTGGGAGCAGATACACTACCCCATAGATAACACGCCCGTTATCGTTATTTTAAACTCTGCCTTTCAATTTCCTGTATTTGCTACCAACAATTTTAAATTTTTTTTCGCTCTGTATCTCGCAGTAATCCTATACTTTTCTGTATGGTGTGAATTTTTTTTAATTTTTTTTGAAATAATCACTTGCGTCTAATCGTTGGATTTAGTAGAACAAATTTGTCGCGGGGAAAACCCGATGAGAACAAAATGAGAACAAGGAGAAAACAAATGAAAATAGGAAACGCAGAATACTTTGAGAATTTAAACCAAGAAATCAAAGAAAAGCAAAGTGAACTATCTCTATCAAATAGCAAAGTAGTGGCAATGAAACAGATGATTGCAAATAGAGATCAAGAAATTGAAGATTTGAAAGAACAATTAAAAGTAGCCAGAGCATTGCAAGATTTTGCAACCAAAGAAGAAATGATTTTATCAAGAAAAGTAGTTGAAATGGGATATAATCCTTCATCTTGTTCAAGAGCAGGTATTAAAGGATTTCAATCTTTAGAAGATGACCCGTTAAATGAGGAATTAATTGATATCTACAACGACCCTATTTGGAATAACTAATCAACAATCGGAGGGAGATAATAAAGTTTCCCTCCACAAATCGGAGAACTAAAATGACAAAAGTAATCAAACATAAATTAGATATCCACCAAGAAATCACTGATGCTGTAGTTGAGGCATTGGAAGAAATCAAAAACAGATTTGGTGACAATCGTAAAATGGAATGGAATAAACCGTGGATAGACACACTTAGCGGATCGCCAAAGAATGTAGACGGTAAAGCTTATCGAGGGATCAACATTCTACTGCTATCTTTGCAAGCTTCCAAAATGGGATATACTCAAAATATCTGGGGAACTTTCAAAGCTTGGCAAGGTAAAGGAGGGAAGATTATTAAAGGATCAAAAGCGACCCGTATCACGTTTTACAAATCTTTCATAACGAAGAACAAGGAAACGGGAGAAGAAGAAAAGTTTTTCATTCTTAAAGCTTTCAATGTCTTTAACATAGCGCAAGTAGACGGTGTTGAAATCAGTGAAACTGACGATGCTGTTATGACAGATAATGAGCGAATGGAAAGCATAGATAGTTTCGTAGCCAATACAAAAGTAGTTCTAAAGTCTGGCGGTAACAGAGCATTCTACTCCCCTAAAGGCGATTTTGTAGCAATGCCAGAACTTGGACAGTTCAAGACTACCGATGCATACTATGCGACATTGCTTCATGAGTTAACACATTGGACAGGCAACAAAGAAAGATGTGAGCGCAATATGTCTGGACGGTTTGGAAACGAAGCTTATGCTTTCGAGGAATTGGTCGCAGAACTTGGATCTATGTTCTTATGCTCTGAGTTCAAAGTCTTAGGACGAGACGAGGATCATATGGCTAATCATATCGCTTATCTTGATAGTTGGATCAAAGTATTGCGCGATGATAAGAAAGCAATATTCAAAGCATCCACATTAGCGCAACAATCATTTGATTACTTGCAGGATTTGCAGGTAGCATAGTTAGAACAATCGGAGGGAGCAATCAAGTTCCCTCCATAACTGAGGAGTAAATAAAATGGGTATGTATAAAATCAAAGTTGAGAATATGGTTTCCCGAAATGGTAACAAAGTTCCAAATCAATTCGAGATAGTTACAGACTTGGGTATATACTTTCAGAGTTATAAAACAGTGATAGCGTTTAAGCCACATAAAGCAGGTAGCCCGATTAGATTAGATAAGAACCGTTGGGACTATTCTGTGACCACTAGCAGATATAGAAATATCTTTCTTGATGAGACTACTAAAGAGACAGAAAGAAAGATCAAATCTGGTGAGTATGTTTTGGTGGATTTAAACTAATGTTTGAACTAGTAGTAACGGCGGTAATGATAACAGTATTTATTGTTATCGCCATAATGAGTATAGTAATATCTAAATAGATGATAGGAGACTAAGACGATGGCATATATTAAGATAGAGATACCAACAGAATGCAAAGAGTTTACCCAATTAGATTGTGAAGAACTAGAACAATTTATAAGAGATAAACAGTCTGATAGAGTAGCCAATGATTTATCAACTAAAATAAAAAATACATTTGGCAATAGAGCCAAAGAAGTTGAAAGTAAAATATTTGATATAATCCAATTACATAAATTTCTAGACAATAAAGAAGGGATCTAAACAATGAAACGGATCAGAGTTAAACTAAAAGAAATCAAACATCTTTTAAACATTAATGTTGATGCTGTAAAACATGGTTTAAGCGAGGGATATTTCCAACAATCCAGACCTGAGACTATAATTGATTGGCATATCAATAAAACTAGGAAAATTATGAACGACCAGCTACGGGATGTCCACAATGTCTGATTTATCCGATGCAATTACAGAAATGATTTGGACGGCTTCACATAATAATAAAGACTATGGATTGAAGGAAGCAAAAGTATTATCGTTAACTTTAAAGGTTCCGCTATCAACAATTATGAAGATAATAAATCATGCAAAGAGAACTCCAAAAGGAGTTGATTGGGATATCATAAAGAGTAGGAATATTAACTGATGACTTATTTAATAATATGGTTTATCGTATCAAGTATTATAATTAACATATAGGAGAGTAAAATGGATTTAGATAAATTTGCATTGATGAGTAAATTAAAACCAATAGATAGATGGCGTTTAGAAAATATGTATGATGGCCCGATACCTATAGAAGTAATTAAAGGTAAGCTTGCATCATATGAAGGTGAGCCAGACATTGATAATGCTTATGGGTATAAAGGAGCTACGGTAGATCCTAGAAATGAGATAGATGATGATTGATATTCTAATAGATATAATATTTAGTAATGAGTTTTTTATAATCATGTGTTGCTTTGGTTGCATAGCAGTGTATACTTTAATCAAGATTTACAATGATAAATGGGAAGGTAATTAAAATGGAAAAGTCTAATGCAGTTTATGGCAGTGAAGGTGAAGTAGTATTAAGTTGTTTTGATGGCATCTCATGCGGTCAGGTGGCATTGCGTAAATTAGGTATTAAAGTAAGTACCTATTATGCAAGTGAAGTGGATCAACACGCAATTAAAATTACCCAATCTAATTTTCCTTTCACTGTACAGTTGGGAGATATTCGTAAGGTAATTGTTAATGATCATATAGATATCTTGTTAGGAGGCCCACCGTGTCAGGACGTTAGTCTAGCTGGAAAAGGTAAAGGTTTGATTGATGGAGAAAGATCAAGTTTGTTCTTTGAGTTTGTCAGGGTATTGCGTGAGGCTAAAGCTATCAATCCAGATCTAAAATTCTTAGTTGAGAACACAAGGATGAAGCAGGAGTATGTAGATATTATCTCAGAGATCTTAGGTGTAGAACCTGTACTGATTAACTCTAAGGTATTCTCTGCTCAGAACAGAGCCAGATTATATTGGACTAACTTTGTTGTACCAGAACTACCAGAGAGTAAGAACATCGTGATGGCAGACATACTTGAGGATGAGGTATGCAGTAAGTATTTAGCAGGACAACAGTTGTTAGATAACTATAGTGGTGGTGATCAGTTAAACCCTAACTATAAATCCCAAGCTAATACTATCCATGATCACAATAAGAAAAGTCCTACAGTTTGTGCAGGAACTCATGGCTATGCGATTGGGTATGTTGATGCAGATCATTTTAAGTATGGTGATATGGATGAGATACTTGTAGGTACACATTCTAAGGATGGTTTGTATCATGTAGGCAACGCTGATATAAACGGACATGATGTTATCAAACGTGTGTATCATCGTGACGGAAAAGCACCATGTCTTAATACCATGTCAGGAGGTAACAGACATCCTAAAGTATATGTTGGAGGTTTGAAATACAGACGCTTGACTCCATTAGAGTGCGAACGTCTACAATGTCTACCAGACGGATATACTGAAGGAGTAAGTGATACCCAAAGATATAAAGGTATAGGGAATGGGTGGACAGTAGATGTTATTTGTTTTATAATGAGTGAACTCAAACAGAAGGAGGTATAGTATGTTTACTGAAAAGATTAGCCAAGAAAAAGTTGATGAGATAAGGTCAGCATTAGAAATAAATATAGGTCGTAAGAGTTCATTAAGTAATTTAGAATTAAAAGCAATTATATATTATGGTAACAAAATAGCAGAAAGAGGTATAAAATGAATGTAAAACAAGCTTTAGAAATTCAGGCAACACTAACAGGATGCAAAATTCCAGAGGATTTAGCTACTGCGTTAGAAGATACTTGTAGGGTAAATAGTAAGGGTGAAGCAGTAATGTTAGCGGATATGAATTTAGTATATATAATCAGAGCATACTTAAAGGATCAAGAAGATCAGTTAGAGACTTTAATTAAAACCAAAGATAAAAAAATAGGTAGACCAAAAGGTATAAAAGTTTGGAATTTATTAGAAATAAAAGAAGCATTGTTAAATGGGCATACTATCGATGAAGTACAAGCTTTAACTAAGGCATCTAGAGGTACAGTTTCAAGAATTAGACAACAACTTTGCAAGGAGGCAAAACAATGGCTAGAACTACAACAGTAATCCAGAGAACTAATCGTTTCACTGGTGAGAAGGATGTAGTAGAGATTGAGAACAAGGCAGCATCCGCAGGCGGTGATGTAAACGGTAGGGTATATAAACAATACCTTACAAAGACTATCAAATATAAGTATAAGTTATTAGGAATACGTGGAACAAAAGGTGGAAGGTTTGTAGCATGAAAATCACAGAGATAAACAGAGAAGTTTGTAAGCAATTAAGAGTTGATATGAACGAAGCAATCAAAGCCAAGCTAGAAGAATATGGTTTGGAAGGAGAGTTCTTAAACGGTTCTTTCGATAATGAACTAGTGACGTTCAAAGTTGATATCAAGATTGCAGGAGCAATGGACAAGAGAGATAAGAAATTATCAGATAGTCTAACTTGGTATGTTAAATACATAGCAGAAGAGTTAGGAGTAGATAAAGATGAAATACTCAACAAAGAATATCGTATGGGTGTGACCAGATATAAACTCATAGGGTATAACTCTAAAGCAAAAACTTATCCATTGATTATGCAGGATACAAAAACTGGTAAGAAGTATAAGTTTGAGGAAATTATGATTAAAAGAGCTTTTACGGAGCGAGTAGCATGAAGATAGTAAGTAGTTATAATCCATTGTATAATGATTTTGCATTAGACAAAAACTATAAAGAACTGGTTACAATAGGTGATGACCCAAAGATTGCCTATCAAGAGAAGGAGATCAATGCTTTAATGGAAGAGAAAAGAATACTAAATGAACTGCTCACGAAGCAGGATCATATGATCGAAGAACTAGTCAGAAGATTAAAGGAGTTAACACCATGAGCAGTTATGTTTTATACAGAGCATTTGATGCTAACGAAAAGTTACTTTATGTAGGTCAGTCAACTAGTATTATGGGTAGATTAAAAGAACATATAAAATCTTCTGAGTGGTCAGGTTTTGTGAATAACATAACGCTTCAAAGATTTACAAATGAAAGGCAACTGTTTCGGGCAGAAATGAAAGCTATCCAAGAAGAAAAACCTATGTATAACAAAACCCATAACAGAAGATATAGAGAGCAAATAGTAGAATTAAGGTTAAAGATTACACAAATAAAGGATGAGCTAAGAAGAGAAAAAAATAGAAGGGCTTTTAAAGAAGCAGGCTGTATTATATATGAAAATGCGATTAAATTTATTGAAGGACTACCCTTGAGTGATGAGTTAAGAAAAGGGTACGACCTTTGGAAAGTGACTGGAGATTGGGCTTGGGTATATAAAGATGAGGTAGAAGAACAAAAGAAAAATATGAGGGGGTTGCTATCTGTGTATGACGTATCGGAAGAAGGAGAACAGTTATTAGAAAAAAGGGTTCACGCATGAGTATAGACCACATAGGCACTAGTACATTATTAAAACATCCTGTATACTCTCCATCAGGAGACCTGGTATTCCATGACAACAAGATCAGTCATGCACATAGAGCGCAGTCAGGCGTACCAGTTCCACCTATAGATAGAGCAGACTTCCTGCAGCCGACTAAAGATAATTCAAAATCAATCGGTAAACTTATAGATATAAAGGTATAAACAATGAGTGATTTAACAAGCTACCAAAAATGGACGCAATCTACTGCAATCTATACTAACCCAATCATCTATCCATCATTGGAGTTAGCAGGTGAAGTTGGAGAAGTATGCAACCAAGTTAAGAAGATCTACAGAGATGACGATGGAGTGGTTACTCCCAAGCGTAAAGAAGATCTAGAGAAAGAATTAGGTGATGTTTTATGGGCATTAGCTAGACTGATAGATGATCTAGGTTTAGACTTTGATAAAGTTAAAGAACTTAACGTGATGAAGCTAGAAGATAGGCTGCAAAGAAATGTTATTGGTGGATCAGGTGATAACAGATAAACGTCCTGTATCTGAAATTATTGATGAGTGGTTGGAGACTTTTGATGAGTGGGAAGAAGAAAACATTGATCAAGAGATCCAACCCTATCGCAAAAGATTTGAGAACATCAAAATATCAGACCAGAATAATTAAGAATAAAAAGAAAGAGGTTAAGAATGATCCAAGATTTGATAGACGATCTATTCTTGAGTGATGGTGAAACCAAACGTATAAACTGCCCAAACTGTGCAGGGATAAAAACATTCACCATAACATCTAAGGATGGTTTAGTAATCTGGAATTGTTATAAGGCATCGTGCAATGCTAAAGGTGCTACTGCTGTAGCTATGTCTAAGGATGCATTAGTAAATCGAATAACCAAACCAGTTGAACTTACAAAGAAAAGAGTAGTGCCATTAGTAGTGCCATCTCATTTTTCTTCATACTTTCCAGAGAAGATGGTGAGATATATGGATAAGAATAATGTAACAAAAGCATGGCGAGAGGGAAGGGTAGAACTATTTCATGATGTTATCCAAGATCGTGCAGTATTTACTATAGCATCGGCAGGTAGAGCAGTTGATGCCGTTGGTAGAGCATTGAGTAGAGGAACCAAGTGGCATAAGTATGAGAACACTGGCGAACCATTTATTGCAGGATATGGTGAGACTTTATACATCGTAGAGGATGCTGCATCTGCTTGTGCGATCAGTCATTATGGTACTGCTATGGCATTGCTAGGTACTGATCTATCAGACAGAGCAATAGGCATAGCTAAAGGATATTCTAATTGCGTTATCTGTTTAGACAAAGACGCAAGTAGGAAAGCTTTATCGTTGACTAAAAGATTAAAACAGTTTACTGAAACAACTATGAAAGTATTAAAGTATGATCCCAAAGAATATCCACAAGGAGTATTAGTATGATGGCTGACATAGTACCTTTTAATGAATCACCAAAACCAGAGGATAGCGTGGCTAATATGTTGCTAGAGTTATTTCTCAATCATAACTTCTGGCGTGATCACAATCACATGATATCAAAAGATTATTTTGAGAAAGAAAGTAAGAAGATATTTGATGTAGTAAATAACTCTCACTCTAAGTATGAAAGAGATCTGACTGTAGCTGAAGTCGAGGCATTAATATTTGCAGAGAACCCGATGCTTACTGGATCTCAGAGGGCAGCCATACTTGATATTACAAGAAGAATGAAGGGTGAGATCAAGCCAGACATAGGTTCAGATATTCTTCAGTCTGCATTCAGGGAACATCTAGGACAGACCATAGCAAACTTAGGATTGCAGTTAATGGATGGATCTATCAAGAGTTTAGAACCTATTCAAGAACTACTGGATCAATATGAAAATGGTATAGAAGTTCAAGATGATATAGGTTTTATATCAAAAGAATGGGATGATATGTTTAATCCTACTAAACAAACTTATCCGTGGACTTGGAACTTATCTCAACTGCATATGCTATGTCCTGGAATTGGTGCAGGAACTTTAACTACTGTGTTTGCATTAGTTGAAACTGGTAAGTCTGCATTTGCTGTAAGCACTGCATTCAGTCCTAGAGGTTTTGCTGATCAGGGTGCAAGGGTACTCATGGTATGTAATGAAGAACCTGCTGAGAGAACCATGACAAGGGCAGGATCGGCTTACTCAGCATTAGAAGTAGATGAGGCTATGACTGATGGAGTTATGGGTAAAACTTCATGGGAAAAAGTAAAAGATAACATTGAGATGATCAATAGTGATAAGTGTGAATCAATGGAGAAGCTTAACTCAATCATAGCAAGGTCAGGGCCATTTGATATTGTGATTATAGATCAGCTAGATAAGATGCAAGTAGGTGGTACGTTTCCCAGAGATGATCTAAGGTTAAGTGAGATATACATTAAGGCTAGAACCATAGCTAAAAGGCATGAGTTAGCATTGATTGCTGTATCTCAGGCAGATGCTACTGCTGATGGCAGAACATCACTAAGGTTTACTCAGATGGCTAACTCTAAGATAGGTAAGGCAGCCGAAGCTGATGTTATCATTGGTATTGGTAAAGAGAATACAGAAGGTAAAGATGATAACTTCTTGAGGTACTTACACGTATCAAAGAACAAATTAGGAGGGTCACATGGTCGCGCTACAGTTCGTATCGAACCAAAAATATCAAGATATGTTGATTGATAGTGCATTTTTTACTTGACATACCTTAAAATTCGTGATATATGGGTGAGTTATCAGCTTTAGAGAACCCCTATATACTATATAATAATATATAATATAATACTATATAAGGATATATAATATGCCAAAGAGAAAAAAATCTGGTGGTAATTACACTTCAAAAGGAGAAAGAAGAAACGTAAATAAATCTATTTTAAAAGCTGTAAGGCGTGATCGTACAGTAATGGATCGTGTGTTAGATAAACAGGCAGCAGGATTAAAACGATGACTGATTATGCAGTCGTATTAGATCTTGAAATAGACTTAGGAGGTAATCGTAAAGATCCCTCACCATACAACAAGGATAATACTTTCGTAGCATTAGGTTATACACTAAGATCTCCTCATGGTTATCTTTTTAATGGTAATACTGAAGTAGTTATTTTGAATGTAGAAGATAATAATTTTACTGAGTTTAATACTTTCAAACGTATATTAAGTAATGCAAAGTATGTCGTGGCTCACAATGCTAAGTTTGATGTTGCGTGGCTGCGAGAGATTGGTATTGATTGTGATGTAAAGATTATTGATACCATGATTAATGAGTATGTATTGAGTAAAGGTGTTCGTAATAAACTAAGTCTTGAAGCATTATCTCATAAGTATGACTCTATAAGAAAGCAGGATGTACTAAAGAATATGCTTGATAAGGGGATGAACTATAGTGATCTTCCTAAAAATCTACAGATTTCCTACTTACGTGATGACATACTAGCTACGGCTGATATATTCCAGAAGCAAGAAAGGTTATTTAGAGAAGATCACAACTATTCTCTGATACCTATAAGAGATCTTATGTGTGAGTTCTGTAGTGTGCTAACAGACATAGAACGATCAGGTATGGCTATTGATCTTAGTGTGCTTGATCAGGTTGATGCAGATTATCAAAGAGAACAAGAAGAACTTACTAGATACCTTCAAACAGAAACCAGGAAACTTATGGGCGATAAGGATATAAACTTATCTTCTCCTGAACAGTTATCTACTGTTGTATATTCATGCAATCTTACAGATAAGAAGCTCTGGAAAGAGGTAATGGATATAGGTGTAGATGATAAGGGGAAGCCTAAGAGAAGACCTTACATGAAGGATGAGGGTTTCAGATCAGCATTTAAATCCTGCTTCAGTGTTGCGTTTAAGACCAGAGCGATTAAATGTGGCAGCTGTTATGGTAAAGGACACTATTATAAAGTTAAAAAGAATGGAGAGAAGTTTAAGAAACCTACCAAGTGTGAGTATTGTGAAGGACTAGGTGTGCTTTATCTAGAAGTAGATGAGGTAGCAGGGTTACGGATCAGACCTAAGTTAGAACTAGCATCAGCAGGTGGGTTTAAGACTGATAAGATAACACTAACTGAAAACATCAATACAACTACTAATCCACAAGTTAAGAAGTTTCTTGAATCATTAGTTAGGTTGTCTGCAATAGATACTTATCGTGCATCATTTATTGAAGGTATAAAGAAGGGTATGAAATCAGATGGTTTACTTCATTCTAATTTTAATCAGTGTATTACTTCAACTGGTCGTTTAAGTAGTTCTAATCCCAATCTACAGAATATGCCTAAAGGTAGATTGTTTCCAGTTCGTAAGGCATTCGTAAGTAGATTTACAGGAGGTACACTTGTCGAAATTGATTACTCTCAACTTGAGTTTAGAGTTGCAGGAATACTCGCAGCTGATGAAACAGTTAAACGCGAAGTCGAATCTGGCTTTGACGTTCACGCCTACACTGCCAAAGTCCTCTCTGACAATGGAGAAGTTACTGACAGAGGAGCAGCAAAAGCTTCCACCTTCCGTCCATTGTACGGTGGAACTCAAGGAACTCCTGCTCAACAAATTTACTTCAAAGAGTTCTTTGGGAAGTATCAAGGCATCTTTAAGTGGCATGACAAACTCCAGAACGAAGCCATCGCAACCAAAGTAGTGACAACTGCTACAGGTAGACAGTTTAGTTTCCCTGACTGTGAGAGAAATAGATCTGGTAATGCTAACTTTAAAACTCAGATAGTGAACTATCCTGTACAATCAGTAGCTACAGCAGAGATTGTACCATTAGGTGTGATATTATTATTCAACAAACTGAAAGAGAAAGGATTACAAAGTGTAGTCATCAATACAGTACATGATAGTGTCTTGATTGATACCCATCCAGATGAGATAGATATAGTTAAGGAGATAGGCCCACAGTGTTTGCTAGACGCACAAGAGGAAGCAAAGAAACGCTTTGGGCTACCTGACTACATACCTTTAGAAGTAGAAATGTCTCATGGAAATAATTGGATGGATCAGCAAGATTTCAATTGACAAAATAATAAAAGTATGCTATAAGCATCATTCATTTAATGAAAGGGGATTCGTATGAATCAATTAATGAATATAGACGGTAATTCTACTGATCTATCAGCCTTGTATTCTACCATGAACTCAGGGCCAATACTAGCTAGGGCTAGGATTAATAAGGATAGCACTACAGATATAGATGGAGATATGGTAGAGGGAATACCTGCACCATCTATAGGACTATCTCATCCTGACCTTGGAGAAGTATTTGCTAAAGATACTTACTTCAGAATATTTCTAGACACAATGCAGACTTCTGTATTTGACTCTGATACTCAGAAGTTTTCTAATATGTCTCAGCATTTCAAGCAGTTCTCTGACACTGCATTAGATTGGGATGGTGGTGATAAGTGTGGATGGATACCTTCTAAGCAACGTGAGAAGTTACGTGCTGTTGATCCAGTGGCATATGCTACAGCATCTAAGGCTAAATTATATAGGAATATCTTTGGTCTAATACGTATGGATAAACCTACGGCTGCATCAGGTGATAAGGTAGAGATAAAGAATGTTCCTTTTCGTATGAAGCTAGGACCATCTAACTTTATGGAAATAAGTAAAGTTATGACTAGTATGATTAGGCAACAGTCTATGCCTCTTAACTTTGATCTGAAGGTTGGTTATGAGTTAAAGAAAACAGGATCAAACAAATACTTTGTCCTGAAGTATACTCCTTTACTTGGAGAACATCATCCTTTAACTGATGAGACTAGGGAGTATATTACTAACTTCATTGATCTTGTTAAGGTAGAGAACGATCAGGTAGCAGAGAAAATGCGAGAGAACATGGTTCCTGCTGGAATTAAAACTGATCTTGATGACTTACTCAATGACGAGATTCCATTATAAGATGGATCTTCAAACTAGGATCGATACTTACCTAGCCGGTGATCCTAAAATACCTGACGATATTATATTTAGAGCCAGTCAGATGTTTAATAATAAGTTGGGTAAGTTTAATTTTAAGAGAAAGGGGGGAGCTAAACTTCCCTCTATGTCTCAGGTAGGCAAACCATTCTGTCAGTTACATGCAGAGAAATTAGGTTGGCCCAAAGCTCCTGAGTCAAACTCTTTTCGTATTAAAATGTTATACGGAGATATGACTGAAGTAATTGCTGTAGCTATTATGTTAGCAGCAGGAATAGAAATAGTAGATTTAAATAAACGAGTAGGTTACAAAACTCCTGACGGAGACTATATTAATGGAGAACTTGATTTAATCATTAAAGATGGTAATGGTTATTCTCTATGGGATATAAAAAGTGCATCAAGATTTGCTTTTGAAAAGAAGTTTGCTTCTTATGAAGCATTGAAAGAAAATGATGACTTTGGATATTGCGCTCAGTTGTTTGGTTATACTAAGGCTGAAAGAGAAGAGACTCCAGAAATAAAAGCAGGTGGTTGGATAGCTGTTAGTAAAGAATCAGGTGAGATGAAGATAGTTCAAGCTAATCCTGATGATGAAGATAGTTATACCAATAAGATAGAAGATGTTATTAATCGTTATAAGGAAGCGAATGAAGATAACTTTGTACGTGGATTTACTGATGAGGAAGAGTTCTTTTATCGTAAACCAACAGGTAACAGAAAGCTAGGGATGACTTGTTCTTATTGTAGTTTTCGATATACTTGTTGGCCTGATTTAAAATATGAACGCAACCCTAAATCGAAATCAGCAAATGCCTACCATCACTACACGGTCTTCAAGTAGAATAAGTGTAGCGTCTGCGAAAGCTAAAGGACGCAAGCTTCAACAGTGGGTACGTAACTATCTTCAACAACATCTTAAAGGTGTTGAGGAGGATGATATTACGTCAACTCCTGGTGGAGTTAATGGACCTGATATAGGTCTTAGTCCTTTAGCACGTAGGCTATTTCCTTGGACTGTAGAATGTAAAGCAAGATCATCGTTTGCTGTATATGCTGCCTTGGAACAAGCAGAGACTAATATGATGAAAGCTACAAAACCTGTAGCAATACTAAAAGGTGATCGAAAACGCCCATTAGCATTGATGTATGCTGATGATTTTATGGAGTTAACTGTATGTCCGACAAAGAAAAAGATGAAGAAATAGCACACGAAATACTTATACCTGACAATACGTATGGAGTATTTTGTACATTTGATAAGAAACGTAATGAACTTCAAATATACGATGGTAACTTTAATGGTTCTGAGATGGTTGAAAATATTGGTATTAGAATTAGAGAAGTATTAGAAAGTGTAGTTGAAGAAGCATCTATGAGATTAGCAGAACAGTATAATATAAAACCAGCTAAAAAAGTAGAAAGAATAGAAGGCAATATTGTATACGCAAATTTTTCAAAAAGGTTACACTGATGATTCCAAGAGAAGTGATATTAAAAAAAGCAAGTGAACTTATTACAGGAGATAGAGATAAAGAATACGGAGATGCATTTATAAACTTTAAAGACATTGCAGATGGATGGAGTTTAATTCTTAAAACAGAAGTAACCAGAGAAGACGTAGCATTGTGTATGGCATGGGTAAAGATGGCACGATTAGCTAAAAACCCTAACCATAAAGATAGTTGGGTTGATATTGCAGGGTATGCTGGTTTAG